ACGTGGTCACTATATAATTTACTCTTCTTTGCCAAGTGTATACTCTCCTTCTATCAGCGTCTTATTTTCGTCATAAATACGCTTCATTTTTGCCTCAAGTTCTTCTATCGACATGTCCTCGAGTTTGCCTGTTCTGATTATTTTCTGTTCGATATATAGTCCTGCCGCTTTTCCTCTCGCAACTTCTGCATTTGTAGCTGCTGAGAAAGCTCCTTTTGCCAAAGCTTCTTGGCGTATACGACCGAGCTCTGTGATGTGTTTCTCAAAAGTGATCTCGTATTTACGTTGTATTTCTTCCCTGATTTCTCCGATGTATTTAACAACGAGTGGATATTTGTTTGCATTCCTGAGTTCAGACGCGCGTACATGTGCTGACCCTTCAGCATAGCCTGCTTCCAAAGCACATTCAGTTGGTGTCTTACGTCCCTCATTGTAAACCAATAACTCCGCGAACTTCTTTTGTTGTTCAGATAATTGTTTGGGTAATCCCATAAGGGTAAATATAAGTAAGTTTACTTTTGATTACAAGTCTATTCTTCTATGATTTTTTTAATCTTAAGTCGGCCCATGTCTTCGTACAAAGAAGCAGTGACTTCTTTGCACTGCATGTAGATGCCTTCTTGTTCTTCTCCAATATTACGAGAGATAACACGTTTTTGTTTTAAACAATCTGTAAGTCCTTCAGTTGGAACCATCTCTATTGTTGAACCGTTTTGTATCATGAGTATTGCAAATACAACTTTAATGGTTTCCATTCTTTCTCTCCTCCAGGTCTATCAATCTCTCTTCGTGAAACTGTATGACCATATCATTCTTAAGTATCATAGGTATCTCTGCTTCCATCTGTTCTTTTAGTTTATCAACATTCTCACCCAGGTATTCAACCAACATGTAAAGCTCCTGAACCTGTGGACTGACCATGCCGCCCTTAGGGACAGAATCTATAAAAGTATTGGCTGCCTCTAAATCTTTCTCCATCAACTGCAATGTAGTTTCGATTTTATTTAAACGCTCAATCACAGAAAAATATGACATAGTGCCAATCGCAACGGCTGCAAGTATAGCAAGTAAGTTACGTGCCGGAAGCGAAATAGAAGTGTTGTCTGATAGTTTCATTACAGTAGTGGGTTAGACATCTCTGCTTTTAGTTCTTCTATCTTTGCATCAAGAAACTTAATAGCTGCATCATTTATTTTTATGTCAGCTTTCAAACCTTCTAGTTCTTTTATGATACCTGATAGATCTACGGTCTCGTTGACTACAAACTCTTTGTCTTCTAACTGTGCTATACGATTATTGAATTCACCGAAGGCTGCAAATCCCGCCCCGATTCCTCCAATAACTCCTAAAAGTGCAGCATAGCTGGCTAGTTTATTGAATATTCCTTGCATTTAATAACTCCATAAGATTTCTATACGCATCGTTGGTAGTCTTCTTGTACTCTTGCATTTTCATCTGATGCTTTACAACAGGATCTGTGCCTGCAATGCTTGCTTGCGTAGCATATATGGTTTTGTCGTAGCTTGCAAGACTGGCTTGTAAGAAGAAAGATGGATCACCGCCAGGTATTTGACGTGTATCAAACAAAGCAGCATTTGTGTCAAAATAGCTAGAAATATCAGCTTGTGTAGACGTCATCTCACGAGACACTAGCTCGTTAATTACATCAAGTGTTACACTGACTCTTTGCATTTCATTTTTAATCTTGCCTTGTATAGCTTTTTCTATAGCTGCAACTTTTATATCTAGATCAACTTCCACGCTTTCGTTAGATTGCTCTGGTTCTGTTGTTTCTGCAACTTCTGTAGGTCCTGCTTCAACTGGCTCCTCGACTGCCTCTTCTTGTTCGGCAATCTCTTCTGTCGGTGTTGGTTCGTCTGCAACAACTTCTTCGCTACTGGGTTGCTCTTCAATTTGCTCATCTACTATCTCCTCTTGCACTGGCTCTGGCTCTTCTTTTATTTCTTCCATTGCCGGCTGTTCTTCAATTACTTCTGGTTCTTCCTGGACCATAGCAACCTCTTGGATTTCTTCCATTGGTTCTGGCTCTGGATCAGGCATTGGCTCAGGCTCTGTCTCCATAACAAACTCTTCAAAGACTTCTTCAATAAATTCTTCTTGCATCTCTTCAGTAAATTCTTCTGCAAACATCTCCTCCAAAACTATATCTTCCATGTATACCTCCTCCATCGGAGGCAGTTCTTCAAACATGTCTAGTGGTGGTAGTTCATCAAAGAACTCTACATTAGAATCATTCCAATCTACAGTTTCAATAGCGACCACATCCATTGGAATGTATTCTTCCACGATAACGTCTTCGTAATAGTCATCTTCAAAAAAAAATTCATCCATCGCAATTATGTCAAACTCTTCTACAATCTCTATCTCTTCCTCAAATACAGGATTGAATGTGTATTCAATTTCTGGTGGTGGTTCAAGAAATATATCTTCTGGTATTGTAAACTCTATCATTTCAAATTGTTCTAACTGTTCTTGCACATCTTCTATCTCATCTTGACCAGGACAAGTCGGTGGGTTCTTTTGCCAACAGTATGTTACTGTTGTTGATTGTGTACTAGACAATGCCGTATAGTCTATTATTGCCGTCGGGTCGGTCACATCCACGCCGGCATGGCCTCCGTTATACGTTTTACTTCCGATAATATTAAAATCAAAACGTAGTGTAAGTGTGCCGTGTGTCATGTTAGGATCAGGTGCAACAATTAAAGTATTACCATACGGGTTAAGTTGATAGTTGTGGTTAGTTGTGTCCTGGAATGTTGTAGACTGTGTTGTTGTGTCTATGCCATTACTGATAGTTTGTGTCATTGTAAATTCTGACTCTACTGGGTTCCACCATCTGACCTGTGCACCAAAGTTAGATGTAAACCCTTGCTGCATTTCTTCTACGCTTACATAATCTTCAGAGTTTATTGTTGTCTCTGCATACGTATTATGCTTACCAGTCAACCATGTTGACTCATTGATATCAGAATTATCTGGAAACATAGTTCCTACCCAGCTGCCATCGTCCCAGTCTTGAGATATTAGATTGCTAGTGGTTACAGAATTACCTGTAGTCACAGTTGTGATTACAGTTGTGTCGCCTACGTTGGGTGTGTCTTCAAGTATTACGTCTGTACTATTCGCTGCCGAGCTTAACAGGATTGCCGTTGCCGTCAGTAATATAAGCTTCCTTCTCATCTAGTCCCTCCAGGATTTTATTGTCAACCTTTTCCATGTAACGCAGAGCTTTTGTATACTCCTCATAGTCTGGTCTTTGTTGATCATATTTATTCCATTCGTCTAATGCTTCATCACCTATCTTGCCATTGAATGGACATGGTGTACCAGCATGGGCCATAGCTGAGAATACTCTGTTGTCTTGACAGAGTATGGAGACAGCTGCAACTTTCATGTTAAAGTCAAATAATAATTTAGATAGTTTCATTCTTTCACAATTCATATCACGCTTTGTGATACCTATGCTGCCACCTATCAATGGCTTTTGTATTCCTAGACCAACGCCAACAGTACACAGATCTTGAGACATAGCAGAGATGCCAGGAGCAGATGCTGAAGGCACAGTCCTAGTGTCTCCTGTATAGGAGTTGTTATTGTTGTTGGTTGTATT